CAGCAACAAAGAAAACGCCCCAGATCAAAACATAGTTATTGATTTCACCTGTGAAGAGGGCCTTAAAGCTGCAAACTGGATTTTGCAAGCTGTCGACAATGCCAAAATGGACGGCACAAAAATAAGAGTTTATAAAAGCAAATCAGATTATGATGAGGTTGCTGGGTTTTCGCTTTGGGGCGGTATGTGGGGCAACTCTGGCAGAATACAGCCTATGCCCCATAAAGATGCCTCTGAGAGAACTGTAGATGTACAAGCGAACCAGCCTGAGCTACCAGATGATCTTCCTTTCTAACTATGAAGCTTATTTCTTTTCCTGTTAACCCTTACATCGGTCAAATCTTTTACGAACCAGAAACCAAAAAACTTTTTGAGTTTTGCCAAGTGACAAAAACAGATGAGCTTACTGGTATGGTTTACGAATCTGGAACATGGTTCGATATTACAGAGAAAGATTTAGTCCCATAGGCAGAGGCATGATGACTCTTTCCATTCGAGTCAAAAGCTGCTCTTTTACAATTTTGAGGTCTATTGCCCTTATTGCCTAGCTTGTGACTGTGTCCAATCCAGCACATCAACTTTGTAAAAAGATATGAGTTCCCTTCGAGGACTTATTGGGGGGCAAATGGGGGTTTAGCATATTTTCCTCCACCAAATGTCTCAATAAGTAAGCGATAAAAGTCTGTAAGACCTCTACTTCTTCCCAAACATTATATATCTTAAGCGATCCCAAAAGGTCGCTTTTTTCTTGTCTAATCGTCTTTCTAGTTTGTAAATATATGCTTGCTGTGACGCTATTACATCAAGTGAAGTGCTTACAAAATGAGCTTGCTTTGCATTTGTTTTTAAAAGTTTTATTGAATAAGGCTTGAGCAGTTCAATGTCTTTTAAATTTTCAATAAACTGTATAGACTTTTGCACCTCGAACTCACCTTCAAGGCTGTAGGTAGATGTAAGAGCCTTGATAATATCCATCATTTAACTGGAAATAGCTTTTCTTCAATCATTTTTACTATTGCATCATCAACGTCATTATCTGACTTGGACACTAAGTCTTTTAAAATAGAAAGCACACCTTTGCGTAAAGATTCTGACTTGCCGAACCTGATAAATAGATTGATTAGAAATTTAGACATGATTTGTTTGTTTTTCCAAACATAGCTAATATGCCAGTAATAAACAAGAAATCTTAACCTCATGGAAGAGCAAGAGCCTAGCAAAGTCGAAACCATTGTCAAAGTTTGCGTTCTTCTTTGGAGCGCAACGCTATTGTCCCTCTCATACTATGAACCGCCATCTGGTAAAAAGATCGTAGATTTTGACCCGACATTTATTGCTTCGATTTTTTCAGCTTCGACAGCCTCGTTGGGATTTTCGATAAAAAAGAAAAAAGATAATATAGTAGATAATAAGTCCCCTAAACCTAGCACCAAATGAAAAAGCTTTTATTACTGGCTGCACTCTGTATTCCATCAGCAGCCTATTGTGATATTCAAAGTACAATCACATCATCAGTCAAATTAGAAAGTCTCAGTGCCGCAACATCAGCGGACAAAATCGGCTCATCTTACAGCATAAGTGGCACAAATATAACAACTACAAGCGGAGATGCTGCAAGTGTGGGTGGCTTTGGATCTGTTACGAATGGAGTTCCCGCAGTAACTATGCCAAGTGCAACACAAACCACTGCTGGTGAAACTTTCAGCTTCACTCAGTCATACCTTGAAGGCGATGCTACTGCTGGATCAGCACCAAATGTCGGAACTGTAGGCAACTTCAGTGATTTGACCTCAACTGCCTCTGGTTCAGTGGGAACAGCGGCGGTAAGTTTGGATCATCACACAATGACTCTTACAGGTGGAACAGGAACTGGGGTTGTTCTAACTGGTCAATTCGTTACAGACTTAACTGTTGATTAATGTGGAAATATCTGCCGTTTATATTTTTTATTAGTCCAGCTTATGCTCAAACTGTAGTGCCAAACTTTAACAGTGCTACATCTACAAGTCGATCTGTCACCACTAATAACCTCACAGAAAATATCCGAGAAGTCCGCTACAATTCTGGATATACCTACAGTGTCACTGGTTCTGGTATCTCATGCGGCAACTGTGATTCAATATCCATGCCAAATGCCACAGTGACAGAAACCATCAATGGAACTACCTACGAATGGACAGGCTTGAATATGGATCAAAAACCTCAATGGCAGCAAACCACTCAAGGCAACGCTTTTCAATTCTCAGAGTTTTACAAAGGCCCTTCTCTCGAATCAGTAATCGACATCACAAGACAAGTGACCTCAGAGGTCGTAACCGACACTACTATTATATTTTCCAACTAATAACGCTTTTTTCTTGTTTGCCTAGTTATGCCTCTCAAAGCACAATAGCGAATCCTCAATCGAATACATCATCTAGTGTGTCAAACTTCGCCACTCAGGTCTTGACGGGGCCTATGACAGAAAATTCTTATGGTGCTGGTATTCAATGTTCTGGAGCTACACTATCGGTTAGCCCATTCGCCACAACTTCCGTTGCAATAAAGCGTCCTCAAGACTACATTTTCCATACGCCAGTCTACAACGAAGCAACAGATGATGATGGCAACCTCACAAATGCGGGTGAAATTCTCTACTACAGAGAAAACTACAGCGGCAACAAAGATGCCACTTCTTTTAATTTTGGTATAGCTGCAACAATATCTGTCCCACTTGATAAGCGTTTTCAAAATGCTTGTCTTAAAAGTGCAACCACTCAAGAAAAGATAATGCGGCAACAATTATCGACAGCCAGATTGAACTATGAATTAGCCAGATTAAAAAACTGCCATGAGCTTAGAGTTATTGGTGCTGAATATTCTCCAGAATCTGAGTACTTCGATCTTTGCTCCGATATTATAAGTAAACCGAAAATGAACCAAGTTATTCCTCATACACACAAATTGAAGCAGTAGGCAAGCACGGTTAAACTTGCCCACCTAGACGCCCTATTCATTGCCGTGGCGAATAGGGTTTTGAAATTCTAGCTTATTTTTTTTTCTTTGTTAACTTTTTTATAGCAGTCTTTATAAGGTTTTTAACAAGATTAACTATGATAGGACTTGAAGCCGCAGCAACAGCAATAATTGAAGTACTAACAAGAACAGGAGAGCTAGGAAACCATTTCTCTGTAAATGAACTATCTCTGAGGATTTCATAACATTGACCATTTTTTATTGAATGACCTATGACGATTTGCAGCCTTAACTCATTAGGATAAGACCCTACGGGAATACTAGACTCATTGGGGCATTTTATAAAAAACTCTTTATCTTTTTTCACTTTGGGCGTATATTTTGGCGGTTGTGGTATATCTGGTTTTTTTTGTTCTGGTTGCTTAACAGGATCGGTTGGAATAAATTTGTCAGGGTGATATTCTAAAGGTTCAAAAGATGGAAAGTTAACAACAGGATATTCTAAAGATGGTTTATCAATGATATCTAAAGTTGTTGGGTATTGTTCCCATGTTCTTGTTCTAGGAATAAATATTTCTTTTATTTTTATCTGCGGTATTTCAATTTTGGGTATTTCCATTTTCTATATTTCCAATAGATATTGACCAGCCTTCTTCCCCAAACTTTCCAACCTCTTTTATTTCTGGTTTTTTTTGTTTTTTATCTAATTCTTCGTGATATTTTTTTATATCATTATCAAGTTGTATATTAAATTTCTTTATACGCAACCAATGAATTAATTTATCAAGATAATATTTTAAAAGCTTTTTAAAAAAACTAAAAATCATTACTCTACAAATTGCATTTGTTTTTTAGGTAACTCTGGTAGCTGTATAGATGGCCCTGTAACATCTGGTAAAGTATTTTTCATTACATCAGGTAATTTATTTTCTAAACTGCCGATAATCTTGTTTTTTAGCGTTCTTTCAAATTCTGGGCTTTGCATATATTTGACAGCCATGTATGCAAAAACACTCATTGACGAAACCATCAAAAATGAGATAATTGACAAAATATTAGCTATTTTTTGAAACATGGTAAGAGACGCGATAACAAAAGCAATTAGTCATACATTAATTATATCTTGTCTTATTATTATTCCAACAATTGCTCCAATGTACCTAATTATGTCTTATATGACTACGAAGGTACACCAGAAAATGTAGTAGGTGTTTTTGATTCTGTTATCTGAGTCGCAATTCTTGTTTCAATAGCTGTTACTTCATTAGCACCAATAGCATCTTTAGCCCATGCAATTAAATTATCTTTTGTAACAGAAGCCAATGCAATAAACGATTCTGCATCAGCTTCAGCAAGTTTTACAGATCCATAGCAATAGCCAGTATGATCACCGTCTTTATCACTGGCATTCCAGTGGACAGTTGTTATAACGTCAGATAATGAACCGACAGTTTTTGTTCCATCATAAGAACCAATATCCCAAGTAACAGCCATGATAATAAATGTTTAGTTTTATTTTACTTAGATTCTGCAGCTTGTACAACTTCACTTAGTTTTTCTAACTGTTTCAAAGCTCCTTGATCTTCTATTATTGGTTGCATAAGTTTATTTTTTTCTGCAACTTTTTCTTGTATTTCTCTTTCAAGCATTTGTGCTTTTGCAATATTTAGATCAAGACGAGTTTTTGTCTCTTCATAAAGTTCTTGTGGTGTTGTCATAAAAATTATACAAGTTATCTAATTATACTAAGCAGCTTCTAAGGCGGCAACTTTTGCTGATAATTCTTTAATTGCTTCAACTAATGCGCCAGTTAATCCCATATAGTTTAAACTTTTACTACCTTCTTCACCTCTTATTAATTCAGGAAAAAATTTTTCTACATCTTGAGCTATTAATCCCATAGATTTTTCGTTGTTATTTTTATATGTAAAATTAATACCTATTAGTTGTGTTACTTTATCTAATACATTTTTTAAAGGTTTAACATCTTTTTTAAAAGCTATATCTGAACTTGGTGTTATTGTACCAGAAGCTAAAATATTACCTGTTACATGAAGGACTTCCGTAGGCGAAGTATTATTAACACCGACTTTTTGATTATTTAGGATTGTTAATGCTTCAACTAAACCACTGCCATCATTTGTTGAAAAGTGCATAGATCCATCATCTTTATTTGTGGTATCTGTACCAGATTTAATAATAAAACCAGCAACTTTATTTGTAGTCCAATGAGCAAAAAATTCAGTTAAGTTTGCATTAGCACTTGTGGTAGTTCCTTGTGTTGCGATTCTTGCACCAGAGGTCAGACCAGTGATATTTAAAGAACTGGCAGTTGTATCAAGTGGTGATGATAAACCTAACAATAAACGTCCAGACGTATCTAGGGCCATACGTTGTTCTCCATTCGTAAAGAACGACATTGGTGTAGACGCACCAGCGGCTGAAACTTGAAAATCACCATTAGCAGCAGTAAGTTGTCCAGTAAGTGTTCCGTTATATTGCATATTTAAGTTTGCATTATTTGCACTGCCTCTATCTACAGCTATAACAGGGTTAACATCTAATTTCACATCCAAACCAGCGGCAGGGGAATCATCGCCCATACCAATTCTTCCAGCCGAAGTTATGGACATTTTTTCAGTCATTCCGTTAGCACTATCTGTCCAAAATTCAAGTCTGCTATTACCACTTGCATCTTCAGCTTGTGAAACTATTGCACTATCAGCACCAGAACCAGTTGTAAATGTAGTAAATTGAAGTGATGTTTGATTTGTATTTCCAGAAGTATTTGTGTTTAAGAGTCTTAAATTAGAGTCAGAAGCATTTGAAAAAACATCTGCTGTATTTCTTGTAATTTCAAACTTTGCCCCAGTAGATATAGGTGCTGCACCGATACCAATTTTGTCTGTACTTGCGTCAAGGTGGAATAAATTTGCATCTGTATCTCCTTCAATCCTAAAATCTACATCAGCACCATCTTCATTAAATATTGTTGTAGCTCCAAGTTCCATTCTTTCAACACCGCCAGTCGCCACATTAAAAGTATCAGCTGCAGAACTATAAATACCTGTATTTAAATCATCTCTAAAAGCCAATGCAGGGGTGCTTACAGACCCGTCTTCAAGAGTTATTGTTCCGTCAAGTTGAAATAATTCAATCCACCCATCATTGGCTGAGTTTCTTATTTTCATTACAGCATTACTGGTATCTGCCCACCATTGATAGGCATACATGGTTGCGGGTTCTGATGAATTAGAGTTATTACTTACGATTGCAGCTAAGGCATTATTTAAATCCGCTCGAACAGCCGCACCTGTACCGTTTGAAATTATATAGTCATGTGTAGCCATTTTTCAAAACACTATTTAGATTTAAACATAGTATAAGGCAAATTAAGAGCCTCGTCCAAATCCAACCGCAGTATATTTAAAATTTAAGTTTTTGAAATTATTACTGGCATCTCTTACCTCTATTACAAACTGTGTTCCCGTTACACTTGTGATCTTGAAATAATCACCTGTTACTGCACCTTCAAGAGTTATTCCTACTGTTGGCAAAAATGCTGTTGTTGAACCTCCTAAAGAACCAGTACCCGTAAAAAACGGATGAGTAAATGTCACAGTTTTGGCAGAAGTTCCAGATGCAATTGCTGTATTAACAGTTTCTGTTCTACGTTTTACACTTGCTTCAAATCCTAATTCAGAAACATTAATATTTTGTGCTGGGTCATCAGATGTCATTTCACATTTAAACTTAAAACCCCTTGCAGAATATTCACCATTTGCAAAGACATTAAATTGTGTAAAGGACGCACTGCCAGAACTGGGGTCATCGTCAGTTGTGGCAACTAGCAATTTTGCGTTCACAGATTCGGTGGTTCCACCATCAACATCTGTCCATGTATCAATATTTCCTGTTCTTGAATCAAACAAGCTGTTGACTAAAATTCCAAAAGTAACAAGTCTACGTTTTAAAATTAAGTTAAATTTTGCGCCAAGATCAACTACATTCTGAAATTCATAAGATCCTGTTGAAGATATTGGGCCTGTCGTAATATCATCATGACCAGCAAAATCAAAGTTTGAAATATTATCAAAATCTGCAACGTCATCTAATAAAGTTGTACCCTGTAAAACTAAACCATCAAAAGTTGCATCATAAAATGTATTAACTTTAGTACCTTGGAATGGTGGTGAATCAGTGTCCTCCCTTTCAGTAAGAATTATTTGATGCGGTTGGGAATCTGGTTGTGTAACTATTATTTTTGCCGCATTTTCAGAAAGGTTGCCACTATCATCTTTAAACTTTATTAAATATGTTCCTGTTAATGCTGGAACAAGAGTTTCAGAAATATTACCCGCAAGTGCAGGAATAATATCAATCGCATTTGTAAAAATAGCATTAGTCCCAGTAGTTGGTGTGTGCCTGACTATTACGTTTCCACCATGTAAAACATCCACATCTGTAGATTGCGTAAATCTTAATCTCACAAATTGCTCTGATACAGGTTCAATAGTTAAATCCGTAGGATCTGCTGGTAATGCTGTTTTTCCTTGAGCAACAAATGTAAAATTAGAAGTGCCACTGCTTAATTTTCCTAAAGTATTTACAGACTTAACAGCAAAAGTATAAGTTCCTAGCCTTGATTCAAAAAGTTCAAAACTAGGTCTGGCAACTCTGAATCTTTCTGGATTATCATTTTCATATTGAAATTCAAGTAAATATTCTTTAACTCCTTGCACTGGTTCCCATGCTACAAATATTTTTGATACGGCTCTGTTATTTAAAACAACAATCTGTTCTGTAGCCGTTAGGTTACTTGGTGAGGGTTTTTCATCTAATAAAGTTGTTATTGTTCTTGGGTTAGCAGCAACAGTTGTATCCTCTACCTGTGCATATTTATTGGTATCGTGAATTACTGCTGTGATTGTATATTCAGAGTCATTCTTTTCTTCAATAGAAACAACACGATATATTTGAAATTCAACAGAAGTATTTTCAATAGCCCAGACACTGTTTGCTAAAGGTGCAGAAGAAAAAGCCGAAGAAACTGTTATTGTAGTTCCACTGATTGAGCTTATGGATCTTGACTCTACTGATCCATCAGATAAAACAACTGATAAAGTAGCGGAATTTTCTGTTGTCAGATCAGTATTGTTTGCATCATCAACAACAATAGTTGTTGTATTAGTAACAGATTTTATACGCCCTCCTCTTCTTACGCCTGCCCTTAAAGAGTCTGCAATAGCAATAATTGTAGAAGGTCTTACAATTACACCAGCCTCAAGAGTAGTTGTAAAAGAAACCACCTCTGATTCTCTTAAATTTGAGTACAAAAACCAACGGCCTAATCTATTTGCCTGACCTCTTGAAGTACAGGCAAAAGCCTTTAATGTTTTTCTTGTTTTACCAAATTTTGTACTTGAATTTGATAATGCTGTAATTTCATCAGTTGTTATTAATTCATAGTCAATTGTCTGGGTGTCATTGTCAAAATAGGCAACCTCAACTTCTGTATATTTTGTTCTCTGTCCTACACCTTGATATGTAAAACCTTCTTCTGTAACGTTTGAATTATTAAAAATATATTGAGGATCAGATGTGTTTGTAGCAACATTTGTTGGTCTGTCCTGAGATATTTGCAAGCTACCATTACTATAAAAAGGCATGGCGTTCATCACAGAACATAAATCATTTATCAAAGAATAGGCATCATTTTTTTGATTTAAAATTACATTGCAACTAAATCTTGGTTCTGTTGTGTTTGTAATTGGATCAGTAATTAAAGTACTTGCATAAGCACTTGCAGAATAAAAACTAAACACATCTAAATTATCCGCATCAATCACACCATCTGTTCCACCAAAACCTTTATCTGTTGTCAGAATGTCATATAAAATCCAAGCTGGATCTGAACACCATTCCTTATCTGTTTTAAAAGTACCATCAAAAACATAATCATCTGGATAAATAACTCTTCCGTTATCACTATCAATAGTTGTATTGTTAGGTACTTTGATTTTTGTACCTTTGATGCGATACATACGCTTTGGATAGCTTTGAAATTCCTGTGCATTAAATCTTATGGCAACATAGGCAAAACCCTGATATGCGCTTGTATCAGTATTTATTTCAGTAAAAGAAAGCCAATTTGTAGTGTTTTGTAAGGTTGAATCCGTGCTGTCTGCTGTATCTCTTATAACTGTTATAGAAACAGGAAAACTCATAGTTTTCTCAAACTTAATTTCAAAATCTTTTACAAAAGGACTTGTTGCTTTTCCATTTATTGAATTTTGTTCTACAGGGTTATGAATAATACCATCATTTTCCACTATTCTTATTGATATTTTTACTTCGGTTCCCTTTATATCACCGTTATCTTCAAATTTTTGAAGGCTTGGGATTTGTATTGATATTCTTACTTTATCAACATTAGAATCTGTAATTGATCTTGTAATAGATGTAGCATTTGTAACTTGAACCCCAACAGGAATAGTATTTTCTATCGCATTTATTTCCTGTAATGCTGTCTGATCTGATGCACCATTTTTAAAAAAAACTTCTACATCAGAAAAATTTTCATCACCGTTTGGATTTTGCAGTGGTGTACCATCAAGAAAAACATTTTTTCTAAAAGTATCAGTACCAGCACCACCAACGTCTAATATTGAATCTATCTCACCATATCCAAGCAAATCTAAAACGGTTGCAAATTGTTTACTGCGCAACCCACCATCTATAAGGTCAGGATCAACTACCTTTCTATCAGTTCCGAATAATTGATCATCAACTAATCTAGGCATCAGGTTATGCTTTTAACTAATTGGGTAGAATCTGTTCCTGAGCTAATTATAATTGAGCCACTAAAGACAAGACCATAAATTATAGGAATTGGAACACCGCTAGAACTTACGTTCTGAATACCACTAAACGAATAAGAACCTCTTATTGCTGGATCAATATCACTAACACTTGAAGTGTCAGCAATTGGATTTTGTGGTGCTAAAAGGTCAGTAACACCTCCTATAAGCATTGAGGTTCCAACAG